TTTTTGAGTTTTGATGCTTCAATGATGTTTCGTGAACCGCCATTCGGGATGTGAAACAGATAATCAGAAAGGCGACCATTTCCAAACTTCACACGATGCGCCCATGACATGAGCGTGATCTGCTCTTGATCTTCGGTTAGCACCTTTTGGACACGTTTAGAACGTGCCACAGGTTTTGATCTAATGCGCTGAGCATCTTTGAATGTAGTCATTGGTCACCCCCCTTAAGCGCTTGCTCTAACTTCTTACCAATCTCAAACATTGCCCAACTCTTTTGAAGTTCTGATGCAATAGACATAACCTTTGCTATGATTAACCCCTGTTGATCCACCCGCTTTTGCAGCTCATCAATTTTGGTTTGTTGGTGTTGCCAAGCTGACCACATACAATGGATTCTAGAATCGCTGTATGTATTTTTTGATTCATCCCATTCGGCATCAGATAGCCATACATCGCCAAGCCACTTCTCAAATTCACTTTTCATCACTTCCACGCTCCACACTTGTGAGCACAAACTAAGGTGCCACCATCCAAACCATCAACCCAGTGGTGGTGGCATAGCTTTTTCTTAGCCTCTAAAATCGCTTTAGGTGTCTCAACCACTTCACACGCTCTTTCAGCTAAAGTTGCATAACCTGCAATATCACGATAGTTATCAAAATATTGAGGGTCGCCATTCACTGCTCTAGCAATCTTGTTGCAGATCATAAAAAGACTGGTTTTCTGCTCTGCGTTTAAATGCCCGTAGTTTGCACCACGTTCAACGATAGACATTAGCTGTTGAGTTGTACCAGCCACGTTTGAATAATTGCCGTAACGCTCGCCACGTTCGTTTAAAGTGTTATCTACATCACTCATCCCAATCACTCCAGTCGCCACGCATCAAATCTTCAAACTTTTTACTTTCTTCATCTGCTGCCCGATGCATCATTTCAAACTGCTGCTGTAGCAATTCTTTTTCTTGCAAGTCAGTCGTCAAATTGATCTGATCTCTCAATTCTGTAAATCCAGTCATGCCACTTTCTCCAAATGCCCAATCAGACTATTAAGAAGATGAGCAGCCCCATTCACCTGTTTCACCATTGCTGTGCATTCGGCTCTTGCAATCGCTTTGGTTGCTTTCCATGTATCGTCATAATCAGCATCGAGCTCTCCAATCCAGTTCTTAGTCACACCGATCCAACGAGTTTTAATTCCACCTTGATCTACTTTGATATGCTTTGCACCGTTTAAAACCTCATGCATCGACATTGGCTTATCAAACTTCCACTCCAGCTCACACTCAGAAGTACAACCGTCATCACACTCTAAATACGTTGTGATTTTCAAAGTCCACACTTGCTTGCTGTTGACTCGTTTTACATGGAATAGCGGATAGAAATTCCCAGCGAAGATTTGAAGCATTTCTTCATTTGTTGGGTTTCGGTCTAATTTCTCTAACCACTCTGCACTTGAAATTACTTCCCACTCTGCATGCAGTTTCTTTTTGACTTGTTTCATACCGCTACTCCCTCTAATTCTTCTCTTACTTTCATAATCTTGTTGTACATCTCAAAAGTGCATCTATTTCTACGAGCTTTAATGTGAATTAACATTGATTTACTGCACCCAACCATTTCTGCCAAGTCTTTATACAAGCCATTGAAATTCTTGAGCCAAATAAAAACTTCTAAAGCCTGCGCATCGGTTATGTAACCTCTTTGCCCTGTTGGTTTAGTTGGTTTTGAGGGTTTATCTTCTTCTCGTAGCAACACTTCAAAGAATGGAAGCTCAGCGATTAAGTGATGTTCTAATCCGTTCTCTAATGCACGCTTTACTGCTTTAGCTGTGCAAAGCTCATAATCTGGACGACCTTTCTTCCCTGCTAGGTTCTGCAAAGCCGTGCGAACTTCTGTAAGTGTTGGAGTCATTTGCTTTCCCCTCTCTTAGCTACGCCAAATAATCCTTTCGCAGCTTCGGTAGCTCGATAGTCATAAATCGTGAATCGCTCTATATACCCAAGCTGCATCAAATCTTTTAAGTAGTTTCTAATTGCGTTATTGCTTGCATTTACAACATCTAAAGCCACATCAGAAACTCTAAAGCTATTGGAGTGAGCTGCATAAACTAAGATTTGAAATCTGTTTTCAAATGCGTCTTTATCAAATGGTCTGCCACTTTTCACGCTGCACCTCCTGCACCCTGACAAACATCAAGCATGATTAGATTTTTATTCACACGTCACCTCTCTCAATCCCCAATTCCAACTCTGATTCTTCAATGTCTCTTAAAACCGCTTTAATTTGCTTGTATTCGCCTTTTGTTAGCCTTGCCCTATCATTGGGTATCAAGCATTGCAAAATGCGCTGCTTGCTTAATCCTGTGCGTTCTGTGATGGCTTTGCGTCTTGATCTGACAAATCTGCCATTGTTGCACCAGTTAATTAACGCAATAATCTGTATTGCGCTTGCGTAACTGTCGGATTCAACCGTTGAACGTGGCGGACGTTGTTTAATTTCAGTGCCTTTGAGGTTGGTAATCTCCCCACCATTCGCTAAAAACTTCTCAAGCTCGTTTTCCAATAATTCAGATTTGGCTTGTTTTTGATGAATGCTCACACCTCACCTCCTGCTTCTTCAACCTGCACCGATGCAAAACGGCATATATCCAATTGATCTTGAACCAGCACAATTCCTTTTTTGCCATGTCGGTTTTTAGTCACTAGCACTTCCGTTATGCCAGTCGGCATTAAGTCCTCTGTTTGCAGTTTTGGGTGCAATAAAACGATCTGGTCTGCATCCTGCTCGATCTGACCTGATTCTTTGATGTCTGAACTTTTAGGACGTGAGCCTTTGTCTGCATCACGATTCAACTGCACCAAAGCAATCACTGGGCATTCAAATTCTTTCGCCATTGATTTAAGTTCGCGGCTAATGGATGCCACCTCTTGAATACGATCTCGTTGGCTTGGATTGCGGAGAAGTTGCAGGTAGTCAATAACGATGCAGCCAAGTCCAATCTTCTTAAATCTGCGCTCTGCTTTGCGAACATAGGTGCGAACTTCGCTTAATGTCGGTTTTTGCTTTGGTTCTATCCAAATTGGTAACTTTGCATAAGTAGCTTGTGCCTCAGCAAATGACTTCAACACGCCTGACGACATGCGAGCATTATGTAATTCGTCATACGGGATTAGGCTCAATGCGCTAATCATGCGATTTGCTAGAGTCTCTTTGTCCATCTCAGCCGATACAAACAACACACCTTTGTTTTTGATTGCAGTATCCAGTGCCAGCATTTGAGCCAAAGTTGATTTACCCGATCCTGGTCTGCCACCAACGACACACAAATGCCCTTTTTGAACTGTGCCAATCAGGTTATCCAAAGTAGGTAGATTGAATCTCACGCCTGACGGTTTGCCTGCTGCCATTGCTTCGGATTTTTCGATCATCTTTTCCAAAGCACTTCTAATTGAATCTTCAAAGCTTGCGCCTAAATGGTTTTGATCTTGATTATCTGAACCACTAAACAAGCCTTCCGCTTCTGAAAAAACATCATCCAGATTTAGATCACGAGCAATAAGGGAAATCTTCTTACCGATCTCCTCAACTTTACGATGTGTTTTAAGTTTGTTGAGTTCAGACACGTAGCTAACCAAGTTATAAAAACTCGATGGTGCATCAGACATGAGTGTCATCAGATACTCAGTTGCATCTAGCACTGATTTACTTTGATTTAGTTTCTGTTCAACCAGTACAACGTCATAAGGTTTTCCAGTATCTGCCAATTCTGAAATGGCTTTAAAAATCTCTTGATGCTTTGTTGAGAAGAAGCAGTCTTGGGTTAAATCCCCTGCCACAGTTTCATAAGAGTTTTGAACTGTCATCAATGCAGCAAGTACACACTGTTCAATTGCGATGTTATGGATGTCAGACATTACCAAGCTCCTTTTACTGTTTTAAGGTTTTGATGTGCTGGTGGTGACTGCTTAGGCTGAGATTCACTAATAAGAGATTCGTAAACAGGTTTCCAGTTATAGCGATTAGCAAAACCAATCCATGATTCACTCAAGACAATTCGAGCTGCATCATTTGTACTAATGCCTGCACTGCAACTTTCGTGATAATGCTTAATCAGACCTTCAAGGGTTAAAGGTTTTTTAAGTGCTTTACGGTGTTCATTGAATCTTTGAGCTACATCTTTCTCAAGACCAATTGCAATTAATGCTTCTACAGGTCTTTTACCTTTTAAGATTTGAGTTAGCTCAGC